CCATTACCACCTTTTTTATTATCAATTTTGCCCTCGTAGTTCTCACATCTAATGATTTTGTAGTCCTTATTATTTATATTGATTTCAATCTCTACTTTCGTACCCTGGTAGTTAGCAGGCTTTTTATTATCCCATGTATTTATAGATGACTTTTCTTTTAATTTTATTCCATATAAAGCCCAATACAAAGCTGAGATTAAAGTAGTCTTACCTGAGCCAATTTTTCCTCTTATAACATTTATTCCCGGCCGATTGAAATCAAACTCAGTTTCATTTATGATTGAACCAAAACCTATTATATTTATTTTATTAAAGAACATTATATAACTTTTTTTAAGATGTTTTCTAGGGCTTTTATTTTCCTAGTGTCATTTATTCCTTTAAACTTACAGTAATCTCTAGCAACTAATTTTAAGTCTCTATTGGATATGTTTTCGTTTATACTTGATTCGGTGCTATTACTTTTATTTTTTAACTCAGTTTTTTTAATCCAGAAATTACCATCATTTTTTATCTCTTTATTTTCAGCGTAATAAACAAATTTAGGGTATTTATCTAGGTGTACAAACTTCATCTTAAGGTTGTCGTATAAAATCCAATAACCCATATCGCAATTTCTATCGGTTGCTCTCTGTTGTTGAGGAGCTCCTACAGAATACATGAAATCTGTTATTACCATTTCAGGTTTATGTATGTGTCCTGATAAAACTAATTTAAAATGTTTTGTGGCTTTCAGAAATTCGTTTGGCTCTAAATTTGAATGTATGGTTCTCTCATCAGTGTCTCTTGCGGATGGTAGAGTAGTATGTAATAAAAGAACATTAGTCTTATCTTTGTGTCTAAAGCCTAAGTTTCCTATATATTGTATTAAGCCCATATCATTTGTCAGATATGGTACACCGTGAAAATATATAGGTTTACTTCCATTATCCAATATGAATGTTTTAAAATCTATACATTCAAGGTTGCTGAAAGTTTTAGCAAAGGTTTTTATATACGACGGGCTTTCATCGTCTATGATGTTTTGTTTTGATTGGTCGTGATTACCTGATAAAGCAAAGGTTTTAGTTCCATACTTTGGGCCAAAGTAATTTGATAAAGCCGGTAATAATTCTTCTAATAAGTCATTGCTTAGATAGTCCTCTTTGTGAAGTAAGTCGCCTAGAAATATTTTAGGAATTTTTAATTTTGCTGCTTTTTCAGATATTACTTTTATTACATCTAACCCATTATTTAGCCTAATATTTTTCTCATTGAATTTAGGCCAAAGGTTTAGATGTAAGTCCGAGTAAATTATAGCTAGAGGTTTAGGCATTTTTAATGGAGTTTAGTAATTTCATTCTTCTATTATTATCAGTCCACGGTAATACATCTATTATTTTTGCTGTACTGAAATAATTTATGCATACTTGTTCAAATATACCATCCATAGTTTGTTGGTAATATTTATTTGTTATACGAGCACTATCAGAATGTATTATACTAGGTAGTGGCATCAAAAGGTTTATGGTATGTGGGTGGTCTTTTAAAAACTTGTTAGCTAATTCAATATAATCAGCTGTAACTGAAGATGATGTGAAAGGGGCTACCTGGGCTAGAAAATAAACTACATTATCTATTACTCCCCTATCTGATATAAATTTTGGGTGTTTAGAAAATTCGTTCATCCTATATGATAAACATTTGTATTGGAATTCTAAACCAAAGTCGATGTCAGTTATAGTTTTTTTAATTAGGTGTTGGTGGTCTTTTATAAAATATTCTTTCCAAAACATTTTAGTTGAGCCTGTTATAAAGGGTATGTTAAAATGTTTTGATAATTCGTGAGCTAAAGTTGTTTTACCTGAGCCTGATACTCCACTAATTAATATCTTCATAGTTTAATCTTTTAAAAACTTTTATAAACGATTCTTTTTGGAATGACCTTAAATCGTACTCCGCTATGAACTGATTTAGTTTCTGGGTTTTTATTTTTTTGATTTTAGGTTTTAATGAAATTTCTAAGCTCTTTATACTTGCTTTTTCATTTCTTATAAATAGTCTAATGTCTATTAGTTGTCTGTTTAGTAGGTATACTTCCTCTATTGATTTTTTGTCAAACTTTTTAAATTGGGGTAAATTTGATATTAGGTAATTTCTTATTGACTTGTTCTCATCTAAGAATTTTCTTATTGTCACTTTACCCATACCCGGTACTCCCGGTATGCAATCTGATTTATCTCCGTCCAATATTAAATAGTCTACTGTCTCATAAGCTTCATAACCTGATATACTCATAACATTTTTATATGTTATCCTTTTATTTTTAAAGGGGCTCCAGATGGAAACCTTTTTTGATATGAGCTGGTTAAAATCTTTATCTGTAGAAACTATAATAACATTTGACTTTCTTTTTAATCTTCTTGTTAGTAACCATATTATGTCATCAGCTTCCCAGCCCTTTTTAACTATTACAGGTATTCCCAATAAAACCAAAGCCTTTATGATTTCTTCTTTTTGCCTCTTGAAGTCCTCGAAATCAAAATCATCACCCTTGTCCCTATCTTTGTAGGTAGGAAATATTTCTTTTCTTTTTATAGAGCGGCCCCCGTCAAATACTACGTATACCCTACTTGCATTTAAGGAGGTTATTAACCCCCTTATTATGTTCGGTACTCCATAAATCATTGATGTACTTTTTCCTTTATACGATAAATGGAAAACTTTAAGAGCTCTGTACATCAAGTTGTTTCCGTCTATTATTATGCTATTTTTCATTCCGCTAATTCTATATTACCCAATGGATATAAGTTTTTATCGAGAGAGTCCAAAAGTTTTTGGGTTTTGGATATGGTGTTAACCCCTGACTTTCTGATTAGTTTTCTTCTTAACTTATCATCTTTTTTAATCAGTGAAATCAATTTATCTTTACCCACAGCGATTGTTTCTCCATTTAACTTATAAGATGAGCTTCCGTTCTTTTTCTCCAATACTTGAGTCCTTAAAAGTATTTCTTCAAAGTCGTGGTATTTGTCAAAACCTATTTCGTTTTTACTTTCTTCATCAAAATAAACCGGTGCTTGTTTAATGGTGGGTCTAGGGGGTGCTACTTTATTCTTAACTGACCTGATTGTGGATAATCTACCCACTCTGCTTTCCTTACCCCTTATCTTTTCCTTAACCTGTTTACCTCCATATACTCCAATCCTTTGAGATGCAAAGAATTTAGTTGCTTGACCACCAGGAGTTGTGTTAGGGTCTTCAAAGTTCGTGGCTCCTATCTTTTTTCTTAATTGGTTTATGGCTATAAAACATATACCCAGGTCCTCAAATATAGGGTGTCTAAATCTTAGGAAGTCCCCGATAGCTTTAGCTCTATTACCCATTTCAGCTTTTTTATTTGAGTGTTCAATATCCTTATTAGTTAAGGTATCTACGGCAGCTAAGGAATCTAAAACTATTAAAATAGGTTCATTGTTCTTAAGCTGACTTCTCCAATAATATGCTTGGTCTATACACCAGTCTGAAATTATCTCTATTGCTGTTTCGGGGAAAAGGGTAACTCTTTTAGAATCTAACCCGTTTTGCTTTGCCCAGTTTTTAGTGTAAGAGAATTCAGCATCAATCCATAAAACATGTCCACCTAAAGCTTGGGCACAATAAGCAAAATCAAAAGCTAATAAAGATTTACCTGACGACTCCTCTCCAAAGAGTTCTAGTATCTTACCATAAGGAATCCCACCCCCTAGCAAATAATTCAATGCTAGAAAGCGGGATGGTAACCATGGCATCTTGTCAGTATCTATGATTATATCTTCAGCAATTCCTGACCTTTGATATTTCTTAGCCATAGCTGCTGGGCTTAATACTTTTCTTGATGTTTTTGGTTTAGCCATTATATATCACCTTTCTTTGTTTTTTTCTTTTTCTTTTTTGGCTTGTCATCTTTTGTGGATGATTTTTTTGAAGACGGTTTTGTTTTTTTCTTTTTTGGTTTATCATCGTCGTCGTCGGATGATATTCCTAAGAAGGTATCTCTAGCCTCAACTGTATCATCATAAGATGCTACTAAGTCTTTTACCATTTTATCTAAATCAACAGGTGTTTTGTATTTAGCTAGTAATGGTGAATTTTTACAAGGTTTACAATCGTATTCAGTGTCCATTAATCCTTTACCCGTTCTAGTAATCTTAATGTCATAACCTTTCTTAGGGTCGGTTAAATCGCCCCACTCGTCTTCATCTAAATATAGGTCTATTATTTGACTGTATACCCCTTTAGATAATTTTAAAAGTTTTACCCCTTTTTCATCATCTACTTTTTTACCCTTAGCATCTTTATAAAAGATTACGGGAGCTAGGTATGAGTTTCTAGGACTCATCTTTTTTGCTAACTCAATGTCTTCTTCATTATCGGATGCTTTCAGCTCATTATATGATTCAGTAAGAGCACAAGGGTCTCCGAAAGTATCGGGTGAATATACTGAACCAGCATCCTTACCTAGATAAAATGATTTTGCCTCTTTTATGAATTCGTCTTCTTCGTTTATGATAGGTAATAACCTAACCCTATAAGTACCTTCGTCTTTTAGGTATTCTACATTTGATTTACCCCCACCTCTTTGGGATAACTCTTTTTTCTTCTTAGCCATTTTCTCTTTTAGAGACAACTTCTTCTTTTCTGCCATAATTATTGATTTTAAATTTAAAGTTTTTGTATTTCTTCTAACATTGTCCAATTCCGAGCCTTATCTTTTAAAACCCATTTTTTATGTCCATCCATAAATTCTAGTAGATAGGATGATTGCGTTACCTGTAGACAGGTTATTTGTGTTACATTGTTAGGAGTTATTATTTGCACTAAATACGTTTTGTTTATTTCTAGTTCCATTGTTAATTTGTTTTTCTAACGTTAGCTGACAATGATTGTATCAAATCTTTTCTTGAGTTAAAAGAATTCACACAGGTTTCAATTAAACCTATTTCAAATTTAGCTTTATTAACTCTAGCAAGTTGCTTGATGTATTTGTCCTTTTCTAATATTTTTGCATCTACTCGGTCATTAGATAATGGTCTACCTGTGGCCTCATCCTTTTTATTTTTGTACATCTCAAAATATTTTCCATGTATATTTTTTAGACTTTGTTTTTCATCAGAATGTTTTTTATCTAAATGAGTTAGTAACACTCCTAAAAAACCCTGATAACTAGGTTGGTCTTTTATCTCTTGGTTTATTTTACCTTCGCTTATTGAGAGCTCTTCAAAAAGATTAAAGTTTATCTTTTCGTTTTGGTATGTTATACTTATATTCATCAATTCGCTTTTGCTGATAATATTTAATAGATTCTTTCCCATATCTTATAATAGTTATTTTTTTCTATTTTGTTCTTCTTTTTTCACTAAACCTATATAATCAGTGTCTTTGTTATAGTTTCTTAATTCAAACCAATTTTTCTCTGATACTTCAAAATCTACTTGCATTGTAACATCGTCTATCTGAAACCCAAACCATTCCATAGTTTCTGGGTTGTTACATATAGAAGTTAGGATAGGTATTATCTTGTGTAAGTTCTCTGGTTTTACATAATATCCTAATGAATCATGTACTGTGTATACTTGGGGCATATAGGGTATCTTCCCATATCTACATTGCTCCCATATTAATATACTTGAAAATAATGTATAATCTGATGCAGCTCCTTGTATGGGAGCATTTACACTTTGACGTTCAGCTTCAGCTACCTCCCATTTATTGGGCGAGTTTAAAGCATTCCACAATCTTCTTCTTCTACCAAATACATTTGTAACGTAACCTTGTTTATGAGCTTTTATCTTTTGTTTATTTATGAATTCTTTTATTTTAGGAAACCTTCTGAAATACTCTTTTTTGTATTCAGTAGCCTCAACTTTACTTACACCCATCCCCTCTGATAACTTGTCATCCCCTTGACCATATATAATCCCAAAATTTATAGTTTTAGCATATTTTCTCCCTACAACAGTTTGTGTATGTTTTTTATGATTTTCATCTTTAAGATATAATAACCTCTCATTGTAATCCCAGCTATTCATATCGCAAGCCGTAGCTAAGTGAATATCTCGTCCATCCTTAAACCATTTAATCATATTAGTTTCTCCAGCTTGAGCTGCCATAACTCTTAGCTCAGCTTGAGAATAATCTAATTGTAATAGTAGATAACCTTCCGGTACTATGAACATGGGTTTAATATCAGAAGCGGTTGTCCCTCTAGGAATATTTTGCATGTTGGGATTCCGTGAACTAAGTCTTCCCGTAACAGTACCGTGTAATAAGAAGTCGGCATGTATTTTATTATCAGTAGATAATTTATTTAAGATACCTACTATATAGGTTGAATGTAATTTAACTAAACCCCTGAATTTTAATAATTTTTTAATGAACCCTGATTTATCTTTTTCTTGTAATTTTAATAAAACTTCTTCTGCTGTCGAGGGTTCACCCGTGTCTGTTGATTCTAATGACTTTAGTTTAAAACCTTCTTTAGTAAAAAATAACTCTCTTAGTTGAGGTGGTGAATTAAAATTTATAGGTTCTAATAATTTTAAATGTTTATTAGTTGTAAACTCCCTTGCATATAACTTATCAATATTTTTTTCTCTTGTGGCAACTAACTTACTTACCCGGTTAGTTTCTTTTTCTCTATCATCTTTATGCACAAGTTTTATACCATCCCTTAAATCAATAATCTCTTGCTCTATTTTTGATACTTCTTTTTCTATTCTTTGGTTTACTAATATTTTTTCAAATTTATTTATCTTAGGTAGAGCTCTCATCTTCTTATCAAGCCTATCTAATTTTTTTACATAAGTTATGTCTAGGTCTTTTAAATACGGCTTATTAACTTCTATACCTCTCATTTTGGATTCAGATAATACCCTAACTCCCATTGTTAACATATTCCTATATAGTTTGTATAAATCATTTTTTCTGAGCTTATCATAATAAAATATCATCAGTCTCAAGGTATTATCACAATCAAGTCCGCAATATTTTGATAACTCATTTAAATCTACATTTGACCAGAATTGACTTATCCTATCAACCCCGGCTTTAGGGGATGGTTGTCCCTTTAAATCATAACCTGCAAATTCTGGTAAGTACCTTGAAACTTGTTCTTTTAAACCCATCGGTCTATCTTCATCAAGAATATATTTAGCTAACATAGCGTCATCAACTAAGCCCCTCATAGTTATCCCATATTTACTAAACCAGCAATATTCAAATTGGGTATTCCAAGCTACCTTATTTATTTCTGGATTTTCTATTACTTGTTTTCCGAAATGAATTAAGCTTGATTGGTAATTATCTTTAAACTCTGAGTCTTTATGTCCTAATGGTATGATTATAGATGAGCCCGGTTGATACGAAACTCCTAATATAGTTGGGTAAGATGTTGGATTGTAAAAAGGTTCTCCATTTGTTTCAAAATCAACGCTTGCATTTTTTGTGTCTTTGCAAGCTTCTATTAAATGTAATAACTCTTTTTTGGATGTTATAATTTTGTAATTAGATGGCATTTAACTCCTTGTTTTGTTAATATCATAATTCCTGTCTTGTCTCTGTAACTTTCTAAGTAATAGACTTCTTTTATTCCAGCCTGAACTATTAATTCAGCACACTTCTCACAGGGTGATAGAGTTATATATAATCTTGTGTTATTTGTTTTAACTCCATTCCTCGCACAGAATGATATTATATTAGCCTCTGCATGTACAGTTCTTGAATTACCATCTTTATCTATTCCATAATTGGGGTCAATTAGAGGTAAAGTTCCATTATATCCCGTGGCTATTATTCTGTTTGATTTAGTTAATAGAGCTCCTACTTTTTTTCTTTCGCAGGTTGAGCGCTGGGATAATATTTCAATTATTTCAATAAACATGTTATTTCTAGGTATTCTTTTTCCCCGGTCCATTTCTTATACTGAATTCTTTTTTATTAAACATATACTCATCATTTGTAAATAGATGAAGATTATATATTATCATAGTCAAAGTTCCCGCACTTATATCTATCTGCTTAGCTACGTGTTGCAATAACCTGTAAGCTAAATAAATATCATTCCTAAAATGTCTGAATAAATCGCAACTTCTAATTGTGTAATTTATACACAGCTTATTCTTAGATATATAAAAGTGATAACCTAATGAACAAGGAACTCTTTTGTTATTATTTGCTGCCCAGGTATCTTCTGGAAACCATATAGGTAGATAAGCTTGCCTTGTTAAATTGTTTTCTTTTAGGTTTTTTATAACATCTGATAAATCCCCTAACTGAAATCTTATACCTTGTTCCACACCCTCTCTAGGGTTATCGGCGGTATCTCCTGCATATTTAGGCCAAAATCTTTCCATGTATGTATGGTCAAATTGATGTGATTTAAATTTATTTTCCTTATTAAGATTAGCATAGGGCCAAATCTTATATGTTTCACCTGGGTTTGAAGGTATACCATTTATACGTTCTAAGAAATGCATCTCACTCCAGGGTTGGTCGGCTCCTGTTAAATCCCTTAAGCTTTCCTTATCTTTTATATTACTTAACTCTAATATACAATTTCTAACTACATGCATATCCATGTCTTTATAATCATCTATACCTTGCCATTGTCCTGCTTTCTCCTTTGTTGACCATGTATTAAAGTTTTGTATTATGTCAGGTATTGTTTTGAATGTCTTCATTATTTTATTTTTAGAGTTTTAGCTTTCATACTTTGTAAACCTTCTATTTCTCCTGTAAATCTCTGTAGAGCTTCAGCCGACCTTTTGTGAGCTCTGAATTTTATCTTGTCTGGGTGTGTAGTTTCCATAAACTTAAATACCTCCATACATCTTTTGCTCCAATCAGAGTTATCAATGTTTAATTTTTTACTAAGTTTTCTAAGGTTTTTATGATTGTGATATAATGAGAAAGCCTCTGCATTCTGATACATGTGTCCACATGACATTTCGATAGATACTTCTTTTGCCCGGTCTCCATATATATACTCTACCATTCTTTGTACTAATAATAAATCAAATAATAACCTCCTAGTTATCTCTGATGACCTTAATACAAATGATACAATGTCTTTTTTAGACTCATATCTTCTTGAACAGGTTAAGTTTAATAAGCAACCTTTACCTGAGCCGTGGAAATTATCAAAGGTCATTGACTCATTAAAGTTAGAGGTTTTTCTATTTA